ATGTGCGCAAACTACGAACCTATTTCAAAAGACCGGGTGCATCTGCTAGATGTATTCGAACCAACATTCGATTATAAAGATGATGTATATCCGGGTTACGACTGCCCTCTTATTTTTTCTAAATATGGCCATATAGAATGCAGATTTAGCATCTGAAATTGTTATGTTTTATGCCTTGTTAGAATCTGTTTTAATCGACACAAATTCAAATGGCCTACTAAACAATCCTGCTTACTCGAGTATAGAAGCTTATAAAGAAACCTATTCAATTCTTAATGAAGCGATAACCTTAGGAAAAAAGATTACAAAAATTGAATAATAGGCCCTCCTTAAATAGCATTAGTGCTAATTTTCATATTTTGTGTAAGCAATATATCCTAAAGACAGTCAACAAAAAAAATAGAAAGAATATTTTACAGTGGGTATCAGTAATGAACTAGGTCGTATTTGGTCATTGAACCGAGATTGATTGAGTAGATTTTTTCCAGAGAGAAGAACTTTTATCAATAAAATTAATATTTTATTGATCATACCCTATTGGAAATAGATTAAAAAAATATAGAATACATTATTCAAAAAAATGAATTACTTAACATATCTTTTGAAATCACAACAATGGAGTTTTTCTTTTGAAAGAAATAATGCATAACGGTTACAAAGAATTTTTAGTGTCTTTTGATGAATTTAAGGAAGTTCTCAAACCTGAAAATAAAATAAAATTGGCAGAAAAAACTGGTTCAGCAAATCATAATTTCATTTACCGAGGACAATCAAATTCAACGCATGAATTAGTTCCATCTTTATATAGAAATGTATTTGCTCACTCAACTCTATCAAACTCATATAATGATCTGTGTTTTTTACAACTAACTTATTTAAAAACATTTGTTAAAGGGTGTGATATTAATGCAGTCTCAATTCCAAATGATTCTTATATTTTTAGAACTGAAACACTAAATGAGTGTCATGATAAAGTATTCTTGAACCCATCAAGTTGGCCACAGAGACAACTATTCGAGTTGCTAGCTTTTGCACAACATTATGGATATCCGACCGAGTTACTTGACTGGAGTTACAACCCTTTAGTTGCTATGTATTTTGCTGCTACAGGTGTGATCAATGGTAGTTCAAATTTAGAAGATAGCTTTTCAATATGGGTTATAGATACAGAAAAGAAAAATTTATTGAATAGTAGTGATAAATTAAATTTCGAAATAATAGATGTACCAAGGGCCCATAATATTAATATATCTTCTCAGGAAGGTTGTTTCACTCTAGTAAGACAAACATTAGATGCTAGAGCAAATCTCACACATCAAAGTTTTAAAATCACTGAGTTAAAATTAATTTCAGATTTAATGCATGAAAAACAAGTAAGTGGTCTTTTTAAATTTACTATCAAAAACTCAGAAGTCTTAAAAGTACTTGAATTCTGTGAAGATTATTCTATTAATGCTGCAAAACTTTTCCGAGGACCATATGGTGCAGCGAAGTATGCAACAGAGTCAATATCTGCCGCTAAATTTGCGAGTAAACATAATCTTCAAATCAGAGGTTGTATCCCTATTTGATAAGACAGAGCAATAAGATGTCATTATGAATGAAAGAGTTTATATATTGTTAGATGGGTATAAAAGCTGTGCACTCTATTATTAGAATGCACAGCAAATATAAGAATTATAGGGAAATTCGATTGTTAATCCAGCCATAAAAAAACTGTTCCTGACTAGGATTTCGCTCACAGATTTCGATGTAGCGCTGGCCTTGCATGATATTAAGAACACGCACCAGGACTTTTTCGCCTTCTTTCCCGCGTTTGACCAAATAAGTTTTGAGTGCATTAAGAGTTGCCGGACCATATATCCCATCTACTGATAAATCTGGCCACCCTGCTTTACCATTGTTATTTAGGAGATTCAAAGCACGTTGTAAAAGAGGTTTTGCAAAGCCGGTACCGCAATTCACACCAGTGTCTAGAAGCTCTTCAGCTACAGCAGAAGAGATAGCATTTACCTTGTCAAAATGTGGGGCTGTCCAATAGTTTTTGCGGTAAATTGCTTTGGCCACATCCAGCGGCAAATCTTTCATGTTTCCTTTAAATCCGTTTGCTCGAGCAACTGCTTCAGTAATACCGTATTTGGTTGCACCGCCCCGATCTGCCGGGTTATTTACATAACCGCCTTCACGTTTGATCAATTCTTCAAGATATTGTTCGATGTTCATTTAAGTTTCCTTTAGACAATAAAAAAGCGCCCTTAGGCGCACAGTCAATAAAAAGCCGATCTCAAATAAGTCGGCTTCATAAGTTTTGTTTCATAGCTTTAAAATATATATTTAAAAAAAGTCGTAATAGCAGTTATTGCTCCAGCAACACTACCAATTACTAGGGATATAGCTTTACCCCAAGCCATGATTACAGCAGCTCTACCTGCGTCTTTCTCACTCATTTTACCCTCTATACTTATACCGGGTTTGGTGCTAACATTTTCCTCAGATTGATTCATTAATAGTTAACCCTCCTTAACTGTTAACCAAAACCCTAGTGTTGGCGCACTGGGGTTTTGTTTTGGGTATTAAAAAACCCACTCGATGAGTGGGTTTTGTTAAGTTGATTTTATTAGTGACGAATCAGACTACCTGAAATTTCAAGTACTCCCATCAATCGACTTGACTCCATCAGTGGGTGAAACCAACGGTCGCCATAATGTTGATTACCTGTTGTGTAGCTTATGGTTTTTAAATCATCACTAATGATTTTTCTGTTATTTGGTCCTGTTAAACCCATTGCCCTAGTGAGTTTAAGAACTGCAATATTAGTTTTAAATGCGTATTCTGCTAAGTAGCAACCTTGCTCGTTATTAAGCATGTGTATTGCACGATAGATTTTGCTGGTTACGTAGTTTTGAGAAATAATCGCATCTATCAGGTCCTTGAGCAATTTGAAGTGGTCTTCATTAAACAATGAACCTTGCGCCTTCTTCTCTGCACTACTGTACATAGCAATCAAATGGTGAACATATTCAACTGCCACAGGAATTACATCATGTGGGATTTCATCAATATGCTGAACATTGAAACGTTGGTGAACTAATTTATAAGCATCGCTGTAATTCAAATGCTTTGTTTTGGCTACAAGTAGATTCACGGCATTTGTTAAAGGTTCACGTTCTGATTTATGGGTTTTAGACAAAATCTCCTTACGAACAAAATAACAGTCCTCTAACTGTTCAAATACTTCCCATGCTTGGTCTGTATCCAACATCTTGGCATGACGTGCAGCACCACGTTCAGTCCAGAGAATTAAGGAGCGTACCTTGTTTGAAATTATTGGAGAATTTGCAAGTAGTTTTAAACTACTCACAAAATCTTTTAATTCCTGACCAACAATTTTGAAAAAATGCTTACCCTCAATAAAGCGTTGCTTGTTTTCATGATGATTCTGACGGATACGCACTGATTCAGTACCATAAAAACCCGCAAGCATTTCAGTTGTTACAACTGGAATAGATTTGAAACTTATAACCGATACTTGTGTATCGTTGATTTGTGCTATATTAGGCATATCAATATTTCCTTAAGAATGTTGATTACTCGCCCCACTTTCCGCCAAGAATGTTCGGGGCGTTTTATTGTGATATCACCACTGATATCACTTGACTATAATCTATAGTGATATTACTCTTGATGTCAAGCACTGAGGGAAAAAAATATGTCTCAATCAGATTTAGTCAGGTTTCCTGCCAGATTAGACCCCAAAATACATAATGATTTACTTACTTATGTAAAGCAGCAAGGCGGGTCAATTAATACTGCTATTAATAATTTATTGCAGTTTGCGCTTAAATACGGGCTTCAAGGTGAAGGCAACTTACTTGATGGCTACCTACCAAATTCAAAATCTAACCTAAGTAAAGCTGAATACATTATTGATCAATTTATTCAGAATGAAATCTCGTCTGAATTTGATGACCTTACAAATGGTCAGAAATATCAGGATTATTTAACGACCAAAATTGAAGAGCTTGAACCGTATGAAAAAAAACTTTTAGCAGAGTTAGCAAGTTCATTAGCTAATAAAAAAGCACCCTAGGGTGCTTTTTATACAAGGTATTATTTGTTCTCATGGTAACGAAGAATGCTAGCTACTTTTTGAAATAAGTAACCTGCAAGGAATCCATTAAATATAATACCAATTCCTGTAGCTATCATAACTCGAGCTAATTTATCTTCAGCATCAAAGCGCTCCTTAATTTTAGGAACTAATTCTAATTGACCTAAAATTGTAGCTTTATTGATTTCCTCCTCACGTTTTTTGCTTCTAGCAATTGTTTCTGAGTCATATGTTGTCTGTAGCTGCTTAACTTCCTCAAGAGTTTTAGCACGTGCCTTATATGCTTCATCTTCGAACTTTGAGGTAGTCTTAATTGAACTCAAAGCACTTTCTGGATTTGCACCAAGAATATCGCTAATTTGCTTAAAGTAGGAATCTTGTTTTGCGAGATGCTTTGAAGCCTTATCTTTTCCTAACTTCTTGCCTTCATAATCCCAACCAATAAAGTTTTTGGCAACAATTTTCTCTAAACTTCGATAGTCTAAATCATCATTAAGAAGAGCGGCTTTAGATTTGCTATAACTTTTATCGGTCATCGCCTCTTGCACTGCATGCCTAGCCATTGCATCTAATGCATCTTGAGTTTGCTGGATTTTACCGTTTTTATCCAAGACTCCTTGTCCCTGTAAAGACTGCATTAATTTAGTTGAGCGACTTTTTTGCCAAGATAAAAACCCTGTGTTGGTATAACCATTATTTGCATCTTTATGACTACCAAACATTGCTTCATTTCTAAAATCAGTCTCTCGCCCAACTTGAGCTGTCATTACACGTGCTTGTTTGTCACCTAACCCTGCATTTCGAAATGCCTGATACACTCGTAGCATATTTCGTGATTTTTCATCATTTCCAGCTAATAAAACCCCCTGTTTTTTTAATGCTTTATTCTGTTCACGTATTGAATCAGTTCTAGCATCAGTCATAGCTTTGATTGATTCTTCAGCTTTCCAAGTATCCGTTAATGATTTCATAGCCTCTCGGTCTGCTGCCTTAAGACCCTTAGCTATTGAATCTTTATAAAGCTTCAGCAAATCGTTAGCCTGAGACTCAGAAAAGCCCTTTTTCATTACTATCTCGACAAATTGCGTATCCCACAATTTATCTGCATACAATTCCTGCAAGGACTTTTTAGCCTCATCTGCAGCCTGTTTTGTATTCTTGATAGCATCAGCATGTTTCTGCTGCTCAATTGCTGCATTTTGTGCTTTGTTACCCGTTAAGATAACTTCAATACCAAACAATTTAATGGCTGTTTTGGTCTTATCAGCTTTTTCATAAGCCTCATTGTATTTGTCGATTTGCTCCTTTAATGCATCTCTTAAGCTTGGAGGTAACTTCTGTTTAGCAAGTTGCTCCATAGCCTCCTTGTAGCTAATTGTGCCCAATCGAGCTTCATTAGAAATCCTTGTAAGTTCAACATTACCTTTACCGAAGTTTTGAATATCAATTAAAGCTGAACCAACAGCCATTTCTGTTTTTTTCAACTCCTCATTTTGAGCTTTAAAGGCCGCTGTTAAGTCATTAATAGCTTTAGTTTTTGCCTCACCTTTTAAGCCTTTTAATTCTTCAGCTGTACGGTTAGCCACTTCGGCTTGTTCAGCAAGTGTTCTATTCGCTTCTTCTGCCTTACCTTTAAAATAAGTATATATTGCTGCTAGAGCGGATACACCTAAGGTAATTGCGCCAATTGGACCGCCGATAAGACTTAAAGCTCGACTACCAATACTGCCAACCAAAGAAGAAGCTGCTGAGAGCCGTGTTTGTGCAGCGGTTTGTGCATTTGTAGCAGCAGTTACTGCCGCTTGTGCCTGTGCGTATCGAGTTGCTGCCGCAGTTGCTCCAAATTTAGCTTGGGTTTCTGCATTTGTTGCTCGCAAATTCACGAGATGAGCTTTTGCTGCATTCAAAGCAGCAGTAGCTTCTGCATATTCTGCTTGAGCATTTAATACAGAGGCTTGACGGCTCGCTAATGTTGATGCCATTCCCTCCTTAATCGCTGCGCTCTTCATCAAAATTGCACGAGTGATATATCCAATTCCAACTACTAAAGCCCCATCAGCAATTAAATCTAAATTACTTGCAAGAGTTTGAACGGATCCAGCTAATACCTGTGCTGCACCACTACCTTTACCAGCCTCACCAACAAATTTAATGATTTCGTTATTTAAAAGTGTGAGTGATTGACCTATTGTGATATCAGTTTTAGCGAAAAGTGCATCCACATCGTCTTGGGCATTTTTAAGCGCTTTAACGATTTCTTTTGAAGTAATTTTGCCTTCTGCGGCTACTGACCGTAGCTGACTAACCGTGATACCCATGCCTTGTGCAATTGCTTTTGCTAGTGCTGGTGTTTGCTCCATTACAGAGTTAAGTTCTTCACCACGTAATGTGCCGCTTGCTAAAGCTTGCCCGAATTGGACTAAAGCGGCATCAGCAGCTTCTGCGCTTGCTCCACTGATTGCCACGGCTTTTGATCCCGTTTCAGTTAAGCGAGCCGTATCATCCATAGTTAAATTCAGTGTTTGAGCATTGTCACTAAAACGTTGGTACACCTGTAAAACAGAATCCCAAGCTGAATAGGTTTTTTCTGCGATCTGGAATGTATCTTCAGTCGCTTTATTCAATTCAGCCTGATTATTAGTAACAAGCTTTAGACGGTTCTGAAGGCCCGTATAAGTGTCCATATTATTAATGGCAGCATTAATCGTTACCAAACCAGCCATATACCCTGCTAAAGACTTTATAGCTGTACTGTAAGAACGAGCAGACTTTTCTTGCCTGTCTAGCTCTTGTGCTGTCGTTTTTATTTCTTGTCCATATTTTTGGACTTGCTGAGTTGCTTGTTTAGTAACTTCACTAGTTTTGCTTACCACAGACGAAGAATTGTTAACCGTAGTATTAAATTTTTGAATAATATTATTTGTGATGTTGATTTGATTGCCCAGTTCTTTGGAAGTACGTGTAACTGAATCACCTTTTTCGGTAATTTTAGACATTTCATCAGCTAAAGCCTTAGCATTGCGTACAGCATTCTGCGAATCAATAACAACAACCAAACGGGATTCTTGTGCCATCTTTACTTTCCTCTAGGCATTAAAAAACCCACCAGATGGTGGGTTTAAAATCAGATAAAAAATTAACGCGTTCTATAGCAAACATCTAGCTTGCCCTTAATTTGCTTAAAACAAGACCATGAATTCATTTTGAAATTTTTAATTACTTTTTTAGTTTTAAAATCACGAGAATATTCTATCGCTTCTAGTAAATCATCTGAATCACTACCCATAGCAATAGATCGTTCTTCACTAGCAGGATTCATTGTTGACTCTTCAATTAAGTATTCTTTCTCACCAATTGTTAGAAGTGTATACATCCCTCCCGCACCGCCACCAGATGAAATAATACATCCTTTAGTAATATTCTTCCCATCCACCACAAAACACTTCCCCATATGGTCAGGATATTCATGTGCGAAAGCTGCTGAAGTAAGGAAAATAGATCCTAATAAACAAATAGTAGTTTTCATGGAAAATAATCCGTTTCTTATTTAAGATTAATTAACTTTCAAAACCAGATTATATCTATGAAGAGAATACTTTTAATAATTTTAAGTTCATTTTTTAGTATTAGTGCTTTTGCAGATTGCTCAAATACTAAAACAGCTTTTGAAGCACAGAAATGCTTGAATCAAGAAGTTAAAACATTAAAAACTCAACTGAATGCGACTTACAAAAAGGCATATGAAGCAACCTCTGCAAAAGAAGAGTTAGATAGCGCCCAAAAACAATGGTTAGCTTTTAAAGAAAAACAATGTGGTGATTTTGTTGTTGCGGAGACACAAGGTAGCCCCGCAACAGTTGAATATGACTTAACTTGCCAATCGATCTTATATAAACAACGCATTGTATTCCTTAAAGAAATGTTTAAGTTATAAAATCACTAAAATATGAAAAAAGCACCCTAGGGTGCTTTTTATACAAGATATTATTTATTCTCAAGGTAACGAAGAATGCTAGCTACTTTTTGAAATAAGTAGCCTGCAAGGAATCCATTAAATATAATACCAATTCCTGTTGCTATCATAACTCCAGACCAAACCGTCTCTTTACCATAGTAAGAAGCTACTTCAATTCGACCAAATGCAAGAATAAATAAAAAACCTGCGATAAAGCCGAGAGCTATTAACACCCACCCGATAGCATTACAAACTTCACTTTCTCTCATTGGTTTATATTGTGGTGCACTCATCTTAATCTACCTTGTTAAAGTTCTTCAAAACTTTGTAAGTAATATCTTGATTAGTGGCATCAATTACTTCCAATAAAGCACCTTTATAACCTATTTGCTTAGATTGGCTTAAATCATATTCAACATCATTATTGAATGCAGGACGTGCTTGATTACTTGAGAATTCACGGTACCCGACATTAATTTTATTTCCAAATTTTCCACTATAAATTAATGTTTGTTGGAAGGAATTATCTGATGCAATTGCTACTGTCTTCATAGTAGCTTGATGTTTATCAGTACAGTTTTTTGCATTAAATACTGTTACTACACAGAGCTTACCTTCAGTATCTAACATAACTACTTTAAATGGGTCAGCTAAAGGGTTTTTCTGAACCATCCCCCCACCACTGACAGTGTTGAATGGCTGAAAATATTGCCCTTTTTCATTTTTGCCTGTTTTTAAGTAAATGCCTGAAGTAAGTGAATAAGCAAAACTAATTTTAATATTTTCAGGGACGTTTAGAACTTCACGATCAACCACCATTCCCTGTTCAAGCATTTGATCCCCCACAAATGCTTTATTAACTGATCCAATTGGCGGTTTGCTTATATTTTTAGGTATAGCTTGATAATTATAGGCTGGAGTAGCGCACCCCACCAACCCAAGACCAATTAAACCCGCAGCTAATAATTTTTTCATGAATTCACCGTTTGTTATAAAGTGTACTAACTTTAACAAAGCGGTTACTGAATGTCACATAAAGAGAAACCACCCGAAGGTGGTTTCTATCAAATAAAACTAACTAAGCTATTTCACAATTGGTTTGATGCCATGAATGGTTATTTCCATATGAAAAACTAATTTCACTTGGAACTAATGTTCTTTCTTGATGATTAAGATTTTCAATTAACTGTCTTAATTCACCATCACCTTGTACGTGCTCTTGATATAAAGCACGGAGTAATAAATCTGTTGGTTTTCCAATTAACGAACGACCAGCTTCCCAGTGTCGAATACTAGATTCGCCAACACGTAAAAGCCCCGCAAGATTTTTTTGCGATAAATTTAGCTCTTTACGAAGAAATCTTATTTCTTCACCATTGAGTTCTGGCTTATGAGTTATTAAATATAGGCCTATGGCATTATGGAGTTCATGGACAGATTGGATTGATACCAATTCGCCAAATTCCTCATCATTTTCAATAGTAAAACCATTCTGTAGCCAAATATTACTTAAGCCACATTCTTCATAGTGATACATAATTTAGCCTACTCTTAAAATGTAGTAACTACGACTGAAAGGTCACCGTTCGCGGTCTCTTTAAATGCAACTGTAGCGGTAATATATTCACCAGCAGTACGAACAGAAACATTTGCTTTACAAGTTCCACGAGCATCCAAATATGGTCCCTCAGTGATGTCTCCATGTTCAAAACAGCAAATAATTTGCTTCATGGAGATACAGCGTTCTTTCATTCTTTCTTTTGCATGTGTAGTTAACTTGATCCTGCTAGTATCTCTAGCAGATGCTCTAAGTTTTTGTTTAGCTTCAGTTAATGTTAAACACATACAAGCAAACACCAAGGTTCTCAAAAGAGTAAAAGAATGCCGAACCGTCAAATATTGACGGTAAGGTGATTATTCATCATTTGATAATCACGCGCAATACCTTAAAGGTAATTTTCTGTCAATCCAGATCAAGTATTTTGTAACATCGACTGCGTTATTTTGAGTCGCGTTTAAGAACAACTGCTCAATTGTTTGACGTTTTGACCAAATTGGGCTTTGCAGCCCCTGGCAATACCCGATTTGGTCACTTACCTTTGCTTTTGGTTGATATTTTCTTATGCGCCTCATCCAGAAACAGGTTATCCAACGCAAAAATACAGTCATTAAAAATATGAGCAGCCACTGGCAAATCATTATGCTCAGCATAGACATTGATTGCCTGTTGATCTAAAGATAAAGGGATGCTCTGCTCATATCGTCTGGATCTGCAAATAGTGCTAAATGCCGCAAGAATGGATTCAGCCGCATACGAATATTCTGGTGGATCCGGAATGTGTCCACCTAAGAACTTGATTTGTTCGATTTCGTGCGGCGTTTTCGACGCATACGTTTTTTGGTATTTGTAGAGCTCGATGACTTTCCCAGAATTAATGCCTTGTCCTTGTCGGCTTCTTCCTGAATCTTCTGAGCCTGTTCTTTAATGAATAACCAGATTGAAATACCAATATCACCAAGATTAAGAAGCTTTGAGGCATTCTCAGGAGTGTATGGCTTTTCGGACTCAACAGTTTTACCGTCTACGATCTCGGCGAATACCACACCCTTCCAGTCTTCAATTAAATGGGCAGCACATGCATCCATTAAAAGTTCATGGTAAAGCTTGGCATTTTCATCTTTGACCATCACATCATAGCCTTTGGATGAAATCTGGTTTCCTGCTCGTTCAATAGCTACCTGAAAAGGTTTATAGGCAATACCACGGACTTTGAATTCTGCCTGTACCTCGCCATCAGCCCCCTTGTATTCACACCATTTTGATACGTCCGAGCTTTTAATAATTCCGACTTTTAAAGCCATAACAACCTCTAATTTTTAGAAATAAAAAAGCCCATGGGTTTCCATAGGCTTTGTTACTGAATAAGTTGATTACACAAGAGCACGTACAATCGTTGGACTGGTACGCACTTGGGCAAAATTGATATCTATTGTAATGATGTCATCACCGCCGCCATCCGGGTGATTAGCTTCCTTAACTTCAAGTTGCGGGAAATTAAACGAGTACTTACTGCCTTTTGTGTCTGTAATATCAAAGGTCAATGTAAATACATCACGGGTCTTAATGGCATCAATCCATGCGGCAGATGTTGCTGAAAACATGAAATTAGCATTTACGCCAATATCCATCATTTTCTCTAAGTAGAACTCAGGCGTGTACTTACCTGAACCGATACAACGGATCGCTTCTAAATTATTACTAAAGTTGATGGTAAGTGTCTGCAGACAAGCTTTCCCTTGAATTGACTGACCATTAATAAGTAGCTTTTCAACGTTTGGCATACTCACCAGAGGGCGAGTCGATGCTGGAATAGGATTTGTAACAGGATTAACCTGCTGTCGCGTAAATGAGCTACCTACTAAACCAAAGTTACCAGTGATTTTGCCTGTGGTCTGGATCGTCATTTCACCTGTATTCACTTGAATACCACGATAAATAAAGACTTGACCAATATCTTTAAAGACTTTTACCAAGGTAAGAGACTTACGTACTCCACCACCAAAACTTAAAGCATTTGCAGCCCAGTTATTGAAAGCGAGAACATTTAAGAATAAGTCAAAGGTACCTAGTGATAATTCAAACTCTAGTTGACCAGTTACTTCGGCTTCCGTTACAACAGCACCTTGGCGAAAACGTGAATCAACTACTTCACTGCTATCTTCAGTAGTAACGTTTTCAGTCAAACTATCAGTAACACGGCGAACAGTGTACCAGACTGGATTTGCCGGAGTAGTTCCTAAAACTGCTTCCTCACAAGCATATAATCGAATTTTTGCGCCTGAACTCATTTATGGTTCTCCAAAATTTAGGCATAAAAAACCCGCTTCATCAGCGGGAAGTTATAAAAAATGGGCGTAAAAAAACCCGCTAAATTTGCGGGTTTTTAAGATGTTGCATCTGTGTCGGAGATTTCTGGCGGTTCCACACCAATCATGGCTGCAGCTACTGCCTGAGATAAGTTAGTAGGCTGGAACTCCAATGGTGTTTCACTCAACGGTTCTTCAGGCTCTGGTTCGAGTTCTTCATGCAATCGAATATCAATCCAGCGAGTTTCTGGAATATCTACAGGATTATCGAAATCAGGAATAATTGAGGCTGTTTCGATATCAAATTTTTTCTTGTAGGTTTTTACTGCAATATCCCCATCTTCATGCTGCTCATAAGACACAGCAACAAGAACATTACCGTTTGCATCTTTAGGCATTTCAATGTACCAGCCTTCTTTAGCAAATCCGAGAGAACCTTTTATCAGGTAGTCACCTGTACCTAACTTTTCAAAGTTAATCGGCTGTTTTGAGGCATCTTCATTGAGTTCAAGTGAATCAGCAAATAGTCTTGCAATCGGTGAAGCTGCCTTGTAAACCCCGTTCGAATCAACAGTAAACCCCTTGGAGCGAAGTTCGCCAGAAGTCTCAACAGTAACCAACTTGCCGCTGGTCGCGCTGTTATCAGTTGTATAAACAACATTGTTCTTACTTGTATAAACGATTTGCTCGGTTTTACTGAGATTTTCAGTAGATGGGTTATAACTCCATGCAATTACTGCCATGTTATTGGCACGGGTTGAGGTGTAATATGGTAAAAATAACTCCGTACCTGTAAATTCTCCACGAGTAACCACGATAGAAGGTGCATAAGCAGCTATATAGGGATTTGTATAAATACTAGTGGGTGCATTCTTAAAACGAGTCTTTTGTCCCCCTGCTTTATAACCAGCATCAATATCATTTCCGGCTTCTGAAGTTGGAGATCCACCATAACCTAAGTTAGATAAACCATAAGAACCATAAGCTGCTACATTACCGCTTTCTACTCCAACACCTCTTGTTGCCGCTGGACCCAGCCCAATTACCTGAGTCCAGTCTGGAGTGAGGTTTGGAATGCCAGAAGCAAAAGGCAGCATAAATTGCCGCTTACCTTGAGAAGAGTTATATACAAAAGGTCGGTGGTCCCAACTGAATCTAAATAAAAGATTTGCCATTACGCTGTTACTCCATCAATCACTTGGAATACCAATGTTTCAGTATGTTGAACGACACCACCAACAACGGCCTTAATATCCATCTGACACAAACCCAATGGCCACGTTGCAGTACTTGCTCTGGACTTAACATTTAGCCACCCCTTTTGTGTACTCTGGTTTAAAGCTGTACAAGTGAAAGTTGCAACGGCGGTTCCATCCAGAGTTTTAACTTGCGAAGTAAAGGTATACCCCGTTAAATCGATTGCTCGACGTACATCATTGGCTGGATATTGCAGCGCTTCATCCATATCAACTAGCTGCAGATTTAAGTTGAAAGTGTCACCACGCTTAAAAACAAAATTGCTCATAAGTGATTCCTATAGACATAAAAAAAACCACCGATGAGGTGGTAGTGAATAAGGCATAAAAAAACCGCTTCTTAGCGGTCATTTAATTAAAGTAATTTAAGGTTTGTAATCTAAATCAACACTTACTCCAGTAACTACATTATGTTTAGTTCCACCAAGACTATTCACATTGGCCAAACGTATATTCACATCGGAAACACAAAGCTTATTTTCGCTTTGCCACTTCTTCAGTTCAACAGCCATAACATCTTCAAGATGTCGTTCCAGCTCTTGCCGTTTAATTTCGATTTCTTCTAAAGTCAGCATACATGACATATCAATTCACCTTAAACCCAATGCTCACATTATACTGAATGAAATCAGCATCTTTACCCGCATAAATAGATTGTCCATTCAAACATTCTAAGTGTTCGATTGTGAAATATTCAAAATGTGCCAGCAAAGCATCACCAAGAACCGTTAAAGCTTTTTCTCCCACATGAAGTCGATCAAAGCATTGAATCATGATATTACCGGTACGGCGTGTACATGGCTTATCTGCAATGCCTGAAATAAAGCTCGGGCCGCCTGCAATAGTCAAACGGCACCATATACCTTCTTTTGGAACCGTAAAGCTGGGTGCATTTGGATACTGAATTCTTTCCTGAGCAATGCCTGTGAAAGCTTGCATGTGCTCAATAATAGCTTGCCTTGTCTGCTCTAAAGTCATTGCCATTTTAGCCACCGTACTTTTGAGAAATAAAGTTAAACGTGAGGCCATAAATACCTTGTGGTGCTTGATCAGACCAGCCGTTTTCTAAGCGCGGTCCATAAGCTTTATTGTTCTGGATATAAACCAAATTACCTAACTTAATCTTCATTGCCTGAATCGCTGCGTCGTTAATAGGGTTTGTTTCAGGTTCACGCACACCGTAATCAGCGGCTCCAACCGAAACAATATGTGAAGCACGGTATGCGCCAGTATCAACAGGACTTAAATTAACTAAGGATTGCACGGTATCCATGACAATATTCTTTACATGGTCTTCTGCTGCTTTAGATACTTCAAGACTAAAACTAGTCGGCTTTTTCCCCTTCCATCCCATGATTTACCTCACTAGCTTCGAACATTTCAAATAGGTCTTGAGCGATTGCCTGAATTGAATAAGCTTCAAATTCCACACTAGGCTCACGCTCACCCATTCTCCGTTTTACTATTTGCCAGATATGAACAGCTTCATGTAAAAGCAATCCATAAACTTGAATTTTATCTTTATCTGCAGTATCACCGATTTGGACAATTGCATAAGCACCATCTGAAAAAGTACTAACCTGTGCATCCGCTCCCATATCCAAAAATTGATCGGCTTTATCCATATCTTCAAATAACAAATCCATGTGTAGTTGATTTCGAGCAAGCGTGTACTGCACATGTTGGAAAGGCGAGATATACCATTCAGGAACATAATCAAGATTAACCATTTTAGCTCCTACACTTTTCGAAGCTGACATTTCCAGATTGTACTGGCTGGATCTTGTTGAATATGGATAACTCGAAATGAGCCTAAAGCTGTTAGCCATTCATCATCAATTTTAGGTGTCATGGACACTTCATTTTGAAGCACGGTAGCCTTCTTATCTGTGGCCAGAACTCCAAGTGTTTGGATCTCATATTGACTGTATGAGCCAAACAGAACGCCACGACCAGAATAGTTTTCTTTAACTTCGACATACGTTTCAGTTTTAGGATCCCAATCTTTTCTTGAAATCCGCTCACATGTAAAGGTATGAACGGCGTCCGCTAGATCTTCATTAAATGCTTCGGCAATATCTGCCTGAATTTCGTCACGTAAGCCCATATCATGCCCTATAAAGTGGTATGCCAAAGCCATTAAAACTTGCATTTGGATCTTTCAAATCAAGTGAATCAATAAAATCAATTGCTATCTGTTCAAAGCTTGAAATTGCTTCAGATCCGTCTTGGTATTCTTTTTCAGATTCAACAGAATCAGCTTTAACTTTCTTGCGCTTCAGCTGCTGGTCTTTGCCGTTATAAATTTCCTTGGCCAGAATTCCTTTGATAATTTCACACGAAGCATCTTTAAGAAGTGGATCAATTGGATCTGGTACAAAACCAATCCGTTTTTTCATCCAGACATTTGCCAGTTGAACCAGACGAGCTTTATCACTGTCTGGTGCAAAATCGCTGCCCAAAATTGAATTTGCGTCATCTACAGTAATAAAGCTCATTGCATTATTCCTTCGGGATTAATTTAAGGAGTTCTGCTTTTGTTGCAGATGGCTTGTAGCCAATGTTTTTACTAGCCAAATACTCTTTTAATTGATCATTTGACCAATTTTCAAAATCATTAGCTGCCGTTTCTGTAGCTGGATTTTCTTCCGCTTTTCCAGCTTCTAATTCAGCAATACGTGTTTGCATTGCAGGAATATCGTTTTTAAAAGCTTCAAATTCAGCTTTAATACCGACAACTTGAGCTTCAGCATCTTTGAGAGCTTTATCTGCTAAGACTGCTGCATCTTTTAAGCGTGAATTCTCAGATAACAACTCTGATTGGTTACCACCGGCCTGCTCTAAGATGGCAATTTTCTGCTTAAGCTGAGTGTTTTCTTCAACTACCTTTTCGCATTCAGCTTTTGCATCATCCATCACAGCTTGAAGTTCAGGGGTAATTCCCACTGCGACATTTACTGTGGCCAAAGTCGTTTTTTGTGGCTCTTCCAACTTACGAACTTCAACTGGAACTTCCAAAGATTCATAATCCTTTTGAATCTTTGGATAATTACCGTAAATAATTACCTCTTTTGCTTTCAAATTTGGGTTTTCATAATAGTCAGGGTTAGCAATAATGCCCGTCTCTAATGCAGCCACTGCTGCAATACGTGTATAGATAATCTTCATGGCGCTTTTCTCTTAATAATAAAAAAGAGGGCTTATTAGCCCCCTTAGATTTTAATTTTTAGGTTTTAACCAGTTGTCGCTGTACCCGATAAATCAAGTAAGGTACCTGCTGTCATTTTGTTGCTGGTCGCATATTTGATCCAGTTAGCACTTGAACCAAGTAATGTAAGGTCAGGATTTTCACCTTTCGATGTATCCCAACTATAACCAAGAATATCTAAGTTAAATGCACCTTCAGCACGCATACCGATTGCTAAGTTTTCTTCATCATTGATGTCATAAGCTCGGAAGCCCGGTACTTGTGATTCAGTTACAGTAACAGCGCCATACTGCAAGCCAAAAGCATCGTTATCCCCTACAGCATCAGTCACCAAGACTGGCTTACCTAATGTACCGGGTAAACCTCCATAGATAACGATTTCAGATTCACCATAAATTTGCTTAGTGATTGCATCATCGACAATATCGAAATATGTATCTGAGTTCATCACCCATAAACCAATACGGCCAAACTTATCACCAAACTTTCGCATACCACGAGTTAATGCTTTGCGGCCATCAACAACGATACTCCCTTTCGCAACCATGTCGGGATTGCTAGAAATAGCAGCTTTTAAAGAAGCTAAGCTGTACTCTAAACGTCCTGCAACCAATGCATCTGCAAGATCGTAACCAACAACCATAGCAAATTCTTCTGGTGTACGAGCACGGCGTTTAAATGCCTCTTCAGTAGATGCATAAGGACCATATTTATATGGAATTTTTACACCTACCGACTCACCAGCACCGATTTTTTCCGGAGTTACTTTTGCATTGGAGTTCACATCGCGATGTTTAATGCTACCACCAACTTTGTAGAATGCATTTTTATTGAAGTCACCTTGAATGATTTCATTACGATAAATAATCGCACCATTGGAAGCTTCATTAAAGACATTCAAATTGTCCTGTAAACGCTCTAAATAAGCAGTTTGAGCCAGTTGGTTGTAGATGATCATGTCGGAATTAACTGTTGTAGTCATAACTACTTATCTCCAAATATATAATGATTAGTTCGGTAGTTTTAGGAAGGCATCATTGCCATGTTCTTTGATGTATTCTGCTTTCTGAGAAACAGACATTTCACTGCGTTTCATTCCTGCAGGCGCTCTACCTTTGCCCCCACCTTGAAAACCGCCACCAGTTCCTTTACCACCTTTAAGAATTAAGTCTTTATGCTGGTATCCACCAACCAATGACTCTAAAGCTTCATCAACATTTGCAAGTTCACCGGGACGTACACGTGAATAAATCTTTTCACCGTTCTGATCGTATGCAACCACTTTGCCCTCTTCGATTTTGAAGTGATGACCAAAGGTCGCTTGCACCATATCCACAGGTACTGCAATGTTGTCTTGAATGTACTTAGAACGAGCAAAACCACCGCCGATAAGTTCTTTATGTAAAGAGGCTTCTAGAGCATCACGTTGCTCAACAATCGGAGCATATTTTTCTTCAACTGCTTTGATAGCTTCAGCTTTAACTTTCTCAACTTCACCGGCATCCACCAGCTTTTTATCGTCGAGATTTTGGATTGTTTGTAATGCCTTTTTAGCTGCCGCTGGGTCTTCAATTCCTTCAAAAGCTTTTAATGCTTTTTCGGCTGCTTCTTTGGCTTCACGTTGTGTTTTAGCTTCATTGTTTAAGCGTGCAATTGTTGCTACCGAGTGTGGTGCATCATGTGGCATTTCTTTGCCGTCATCATGAATATAGATCGGCTTATCGCCGTCTACTTCCGCATAAACTTTACCGTCGATTGTTACTGTTTTAAGTTTCATTGGTCATCCAACCTATATATACAAAATGGGCATCCGCCCGGATTCGCCGTTGGCATCCGCTTTCGGCAGGCAATAAAAAAGCGCCCTTTAGGACGCTTCATTTCTATAAATGATTATTTACTTAAAGCTTGGCGTACAAATGCATCTTTTGCTTCAAGTAGCTTTCTTAATCCTGTGGATTTTTCAGGCCCGTCAGGAAGTTGCTCATCCATTTGCCGAGCTAAATCACCAATTGGCTTACTAACTTGCTGCAAATGTTCAGGTAAATGTTCATATTGGAAATATTGGATAATAGGGCTTGGCATTTTCTTCTCACAAAAAAAGCACCCGATGGTGCTATGGTTTGAATTAGGTTTAATGCGGAATCTGTGCTTTGGGCTGTTTAAAGTTATATCCTAAAATAGCTATATATCTTGGAATCAACCTCCTTACAAATGGCACAACAATAAGATTTGTACTTAGGATGTATTGTGCTTGAGTCATAGTTACTTTTTTCACAATCCCAACTCCTTAAATGTCTGCTCATCCAACTTTCGAAGTTGGTCCAATGTGTATAACCGCCCCTCAGGATCGAAGAACTTATCAAAATCAAATTTTCCTTCCTTATAGAGCTTGTAACGCTTCGGCCCTAGCCACTCTTTTTGGAAGAAGTCATCTGTCTTTTTGAAGAACTCTTTAAATGTAGTGTTGGCATCTAGCTGCCCTATTAATTGGCTTCGCTCATCTTTTGGAATGTCCTTCACTCTTCGCTCATCCATCACATACGGGCGTTCTCCAACTAGCTCCCCGTCCTTCTCAACTGGTACGAGAATGCTGCGGCAATTAGGATGTAACGGCGGTACACGCTTTGCAGGATCATTAATCGCCCACACTGAACCATCTAATGAAGCGCAAAGCTTAGAAGTTCGGCCATCTAAAACGCTAACAAATCGGACATATTCAAAGCCAATTTGGTTGAAGCTATTTAGATAGGCTTGATTGGCTACATGGCTCCGTACAGTTCTTACGGTACGTTCAATATCCGTCTTGGTACCGTTTAAAATGCCATCCTCATAATTCAGCCGTTTGGTACCACGAATGCGCTGAACAATTTCTTGGTTAGTTTTGCCTGAATTAATACCATCTCGAATTGCATACTCAACCTTTTGACGGGCGCTTTCAGCAATTCTTGAAAGCAGATCATCGACAAGAGCGCCACCTGCCAACGGAGCTTTTTTGGCGGATAAAAATAGTTTTTCCCCGTCAGGCTTATTAATTTTTGCTCCATAGAGCTTGGCTACGTAATTAGCCTCATAAACAGCCAGCGCCGTAGCAGAAACGGCAAAAGCTTCAGGTAATGCTAAATTAACACTGGCAAACCATTGGGAAATCAAATCCCTAATTTCCCTTAAGTTCGAAGTTGTATATTTACCACCAGCTAAAGCAACTTTCTCCGACTCATTAAGCTCATCCAATAAATCCCGAAGCTTAGAAAGCATCTTGCTCGTATCATCATTGAATAAAGCCAATAGCTCATTTACCGTTTTCGATGAAGCACGATAAAGGTAGGCCTGGTGCTGAGTGAGTGCTTCAAATAGTTTTTTGATATCTGTTGCCATCTCACTCTACCTTTGATTTAAAGTTCCATCTTGCTCTGCTTCAACATTCTGTAGCTCTTCTTCATATTTTTGTTTAGGGAACATACCTGTTTGGTTGTATTCCCACCATGATTTAAATGAAGATCGGCCTTGTAAAGCTGCTTCAAATAACTGTCTAGCTAACTCAGCTAAATAACCTTGCTTGTTAAATTCCTGACTAATTTCAAATACCAATTCGTCCTTAGAGAGAACATCAACATCTGGCATTACAAACTTTGCTGCCCATCGTAATGCTGCTGACAAGGCTTCATTCATATTGACTACACAGAGCGAAAGAACTGAATGCTGAACGGCGTCATCGCTATTCGCTTCGGTGGCGGTCTTTTTACCCGCAGTACCCTTCTCAATTAAACGCGCCCCCATCTCCTTCATTTTTTCCCACTTATCTTTCATCGCTTCCCGGGCAAGAGTATTAGGGTCGGCTTGAACAATTCCTAATCCACCATTTTCAGGTAAAGGCAAAAGAACTTTCGCGCCAATATAGATGCCTCGTTTCTTCGCTTGGTCATACCACTCCCAATTAACACCTTTCGCATAGTATTGAGGTTGACCCATAAAAAAAACGGACTCTTGAAAGTCCGCACTGTCACGATAATGGGCTAAATTGAGATTGGCCAAAGGAAGTAATGGCGGCTTCTTAATCTCTTCAGAATTATCATTGGCTCCTACAAAGGTAAATGGAATATAAGTCCAAAAATTACCATTATAATCCGTTGGAAATTTCTTCTCTCCACCAAGCCAATTGCTCTTTTCTCCCTTTGTGTATACCTGTACTGAATAGATATATTCCCCATTACCCTCTTGCTCTAAACGAAGTACACGATATTGCTCTTGTTCGGTTTTACTAAAGCCATCAGCACCGCGCTCAGACCTAAATTCACGGATAACCACGAGACAAAGTTTTTTTTGGTTATCGACCATTACTGAATCCCAATTCACTACATCAAGGGCATTGAGCAAATGAATCATCGGATAGGCTTTTTGTGCTTTAAATTCCGCTAGATTACGAGCTGGTAATACATCCGGGTAATCTACGTATAAAGCGCAACGATAATGTTTTAATAAATGGCGAATACCATTTTGAGCCAGTTGATAAGTACTAAGGCCTGCTCCATTCGCATTACGTTCTAAATGTGCAAGTTCTGGAGGAAATTTAAAACTTGGATCAGTTGCAAAAGCTGCTCCAACCAAACTATTTGAGGTAGTACCAGTAACTTCATAAAAGACTGCACGGGTACGATAAGCCTCATAAGCGCTTTTATTTGCAGGTGATTTATCATGAGCATTTGGCATCGGCAAATATTTTTCACCTTTAGCCTTAACTGCATCTTCACCTTCACAAACATCATCAAGTTTTTGCCAGTATGGCAAGTTTTTAACATATTCAGGATGTTGAAAAGTTACATCACTCATCGTGCAAATCCCATATCAGCAAAGAAGGCTTCAAAACCTTCATGTAATTCATTAAACGCATCAGAGGCTGCATCCACTTGGTCATCATGTGTACCGTTAGGAAAGTGACGAAGCTCATCAATAAAGTCCTTATTCCATTCACCTTTGAGCATTCGTACATTTCCTACGTTAACTTGGGCCGCAAAGGGTTGTGCCCGTGTAAGCTTGTCACCTGAAATTGGCTTAGCTATCACGCTATAACCCGCAAGAAGCTTCACAAATGAACTAGCTTGCGATTTACCAGCTTGACCAGGATCTTGTGGTAGACGCACAGAAACTTTTTTCCCATCTATTTTTGCTGTTTGTTCTAAACGCTTATTCACATTGTCTGGACCAAGCTGTCCTCTTGTAACATCGACAATGTAAGTAAAACCATCTGCGCCTAGAGCTTCTCGCACACCTACTGTAAAGTCGCCTTCATTTTCGGTTGCCCCGAAGTCCCAAGCCCTAACTTGTTTCAATACATCTGCAGGCAAAGCATCAACAATTTGAATATTGTCGGGCTTAAAAAAACCGCCTGCTGGCGGTGATGGCATTTGTCGATATTGCCCGGCAAAAACATACGGCGCAGCTTGCTCCATTTGCCTCAATTTTTGAATATTGTGTTTTGCTGGCCATAGTGCCGAACCGTCTTCCTGAATAGCAGAAAGACATAGATGCTCCCACACTTCACCATTACCACCAGCTACAGGAACGCCGTCTTTTCTATCACCTAGCAACCATCCAGCCAAATCATCTTCATGTAGACGCTGCATGATGACGATAATCGGTGTATCTGGTGAGTTAGTACGCGACTCAAGGGTGTTTTGGAACCAATCAATTACCCCTTCTCGAATAGTTTTTGATGAAGCTTCATGTGCTTTATGTGGGTCATCAATAATAATGCAGCCACCAAAGCCTTTACGAAGTTTTCCCGCACCAAAACCGGTAATCGTACCGCCTGTACCAGTTGCATAGCAGACCCCGCCTTGAGAAGTTCTCCAGAAGTCTTTAGCCTTACTATCATCACGCAATGTAAGCTCAGGAAAGACTTTCCTATACGCCTCTTCTTGCACAAGAGTTCGTATTTGGAAGGCATTGTTTGCGGCAAGCATTGCCGAGTAACTGATATGAATAAACTCACAGTCTGGATTCTTACCAAAACACCAAGCCATGAAATTAATTACAGCAATTTCAGTTTTAGAATATCGTGGTGGAACGTTAATAATTAACCGCTTTATCTCTCCGCGATAAACTTTCATTAAAGCTTCGCAGATTTCTAAGTGGTGCCAATTTTGCATCCATTTATAACCACGGCGCTCCTTAAACATGTACCTTGTGAAGAAATATAAATCTTCTTGCGCCTCGATCCGGATGGCTTTATCCCGAGCCGCATCAGTACTCATCTAAGACTTCCCTCCGCGCTTTTAAGTAATCTTCCATTGGAACTGGTATTTCAGAATTAACCGTTTGGACTGGTCCGCCGTCTTTGCCTGTTATTTCTTGACGATTAGTAAATTGACCACCGATGTCTTTAGCGGCTTGCTCAAGAATTTTTAACGCTGTTTTGACGTTTCTAGTCTTCTCAAGCTGTCTTTGGTATTGCTTCAATCGGTAGAACTTATTGGCAATTGGAATATCAATTAAGCCTTTATCAAACTCATCTCTGGTTTTTTCAAATAGTTCGACATACTTTTTGCTTAAGTTCTTACCAGCAACCTTTGTAGGGTCATAAGTTGCAACTTGAACACGATCTATATCAACGCCAAATTCCTGTTTAACGAGTTCAGCTACTTCTTGAGGTGTATCACGACAAGCAAGAGACTGAACTATAAAGATTTTCACAGGCTCTTTTAGTGTCGCCATAACTTCCTCATCGTATAACTACGTATAACAAAATGGGCAAAAAAAAGAGCCATTAGGCTCAATTGATTACACAGTTTCCGCAGCATTTTGAAATATCAAGATTCGAAACAAACGGCGGATTCTTTGCGACTTCAATAAGTCGCTTAACATTTTTGCTTGGGCCATAACGTTTAACTACGCCAATAAACTCTTCAACGTCATGACCTGCAAGATAGTGCTTAGGAAGACCAGAACTATCGCTATAAACAATTTCTCCGTCCTCGTCTCTCATCACTCCAATGTGATAAAGCTCATGTTCAAGCAAGTAACAGAACTCTGTATCATTTGCACGCTCACAAAAAGAAGCGTCGACAGTTATTAAGTAAGTTGGCACAAAGCCGAACCAGTCTCGCATCTGTTGCTCTTGTCTAGCTTTGCGCCAGCCACCAACATTGAACATGACTTTTTCGCACTGGCCTAACACCATAGCTTGCTTGCTTTTATATGCAGAAGATGCCCAAGCAAATGCTAAAAATTCTTCATTATCATGAAGCAGCTCAGCGATATGGTCATGGTCCGGGTTATGTAGAGGTCCACCGAGTGTAAGAAAATTAGCAACAACCCATTTCTTTAAATCTGGCGCCGGTATTAAACGGATTGCTTCCTCTTCTTCAGCCTGATCAATAAAATCAGTTGGTGGAAATGGTCTGATCTGTTCCATCTTCAATTCTCGCTAATCTTTCTTTGATCAAGTTAATTACATAGCCAGATAAAACTACATCTGGATGGTAGCGCTCAATCCTATACCCCAACTCTTCAGCCTGGTCGTATCGGTCGAGACTCCATGCTTTATTAGCCAACTTTCCACTACGTCCACCAGACCAAGGCCCGCCCTCAATTTCAATCAACAAGCGTAATTTCACAATATGGAAATCAAAGCGCCAATGCTTGGTATGAATGGGTTGAAACTTGCTTTCAAAGCCAATAGCCAAATCTGTTAATTCTTCTTTTAGAGTTGCTTCAGCCTCTAAATACTTTTGAGTAGCCTTAGGCAATGGTCTGCTTTTAGGTTTTGTTTTGGGCTCTTTTTTCCTTGTTAGCCAAAAATATTCTTTTTCATTCATATTACACCCATAAAAAAACCGCCCGAAGGCGGTGGCTAAACTCAGAGACAACTAACTATTTTTTTTTAAAGTTGATTTATAGAGCCTTGAATTAAAATAATCCGTAATCTCTTTACCTTCATTTTGAACCTTTTCCTCACTTAAAGGTAAAAAATCTAATTCAGACTTTAAATTTATAAACTCTGGAATAAATTTCTTAATTGGCGGAGGTGGTTTAGGTCCACCTTCTGTAATTTTTTCAATAAATCCAGCTAACCATAAAATGTATTCATCTTTTAAATTATGAGGAGGAATCAAACTCACATCTATTTTTACTTTACATTCATCTAATGGTCTACTGAACAATTCAACAAAATCAATAAAATTAAATTTTAATTTAAATTCTGTTCCCTCAATTTCTCTGCGTATACATGTCATAAGTAAGTTCATATTTTCAATACAGTCATGTGAAAATAATTCCTCATCTTTAATTTTGTTATAAACATTTTCCGCAAACATGAGATACTGTGGCATTTCAGCAGCTCCTCATTTTTATAAAGTATTTTTTCTTAAGGTAGTCCTATTATAACAATGTTGCAACAAGAAATTTTCCATTTTTAGTTTAAGGTATTTTTTAAAATTATAAAGACGATTAGATTCAATAAATTAGTACGAATAAAAGCTAGGAAAGTTTGATTTTTCTAATGAGCTTTGAAATGGATTATTGTGTTTAGTTGATCAATTTAAAAAGCTTGCCTATTAGGCAAGCTTCCCCTTTTTGATATTTGCGCTGATCAACAAGGTTTAATGTTACCTACAGCAACACACTGATAATACAGAAATATTTAAAAATAAAAAAGCCCATTTCTTATTCTCAATTAGAAATGGGCTTAGCGAAAAAATGACGCTTATACCTGAAATAGGAAATATCTATTCGGAAATATTTCCAACTGCATCTTGGCATAATATTTAAGCACCATCAATATGAATTGAATAAAAAATAAAATAATTCAAACATTTAAAACACTAATATTTAAATACCTATACATTTCTATTAATGATAGTTTTGATTTCTTATTACTTACAAATAATCTTTTTAGTTCTAGAAAATTATTCAGAACATGAAAAAACCCCACTGACAATTGATATCGAGTGGGGTCTTATGTGCCGTAGTGGGCAGGCTGTTTGCAAGCTATGATCTAGTATTAACTAAAAATTAAAAAAGCAAATTAGTTTTCAATTTTCATAATCACATACTGCAAACTTACATACATTCCAACTTTTCCCCTATTAAGCGCCCCATAAAACTTTTCATCAACAAAATGATCAGATTCATCATATAACCACTTATGAATTTGAATAATTTGAATGTTACCCTTTTTATCTTTTCTTGCTACAGGGTCGATTACAGACCTTACAATTACCCGCTCATTTGTCTCAACATCTCTCAATGTGATAATTGTCATTTTGAATCCCCCATAATAATTATCATGTATAACAGGTAAACTTACTTCGGTATACAAATTTTTATTATTTTTTAATAATTTATAAAGTATTTCACTCTTAATTAACAATAAAAGAAAAAGCCCGCCAAAATCTCATATCTGACGGACCTTATGAGCCAAAATATTCCTGGCAAACGGTATTGGCTTAAAGCAAATAATATGGAAATCTTTGAATGCATTAGCGGAAATTCAATTTATGCCTTTTCATCTTTTTGGGTTCACAAATTTTCCCAACAAAATTGGTTAACCATAGAATACTTTCCTCACGATCTTCAAAATGCGGAACAAGGCTTAAATCTACTTTTACATCTCGATCTGATAAAGGCAAACTTAAACAATATTCGAAGTCGATTGAACTATATTTCAGTTTTAGTTTTTTTTCCGCAGCTTGATTTTTTATCTCTGCCATAATGCGATTAAGATTAACAATTAAATTATTAGAAACTTGGTTATTCTGATAAACACGTTCATACACGTTCTCAGCCACGTCGATGTACTTTATTAGCTCTGCATTCTCATTCATATCATTTGTACTCCTTTTTTTATTAAATTATGCGGAAATAAATGTTTTTTTGAGTTAGTTAAAATATTCAGCATGTAAATTTTGTTAGTTTTTACTATTGATATCAAAAAATAAATATATGATTATTAATAATTTTTTAATTTTAATTTTTTATTTACACTTTTTTGAACATTAGTCGATTCAAAAGAAAGAGTAAAAGCAAAAAGCCCCACCAATAATTGATTTAGCGGGGCTTCAAATGCGTAATACGTCCGGCAAACGGAAAAACTAGTTCTTAGGTGCTCTAAGAATATTTAGGACTTTCTCAGACATATCATGTAAGTCAGATCCAATTGGCAACCAGAAAAGGAACACTGTATTGTCGCGGTTAAAAACTTGCTTGTAGTACTCTGTTTTAAATGATGGGTCGATATCAGAAGCTTTTAACAAACGTCCCTCTTTTTCGATCATCTGCCCATCAAGTTCACCACCAACACAAATGTTCATTTCAGTTACCAATTTTAATCAGGCAGCAATATAGCACAAAAGAAAACCTCCCGAAGGAGGTATTTGGTTTATTCGCAAAATTAGTGAAAATCTTCTGGCTTAAGGCCCATTACAAATCCACCAGATTTTCTAGAAACTAGTTCCAGAAATTCAGGCGCGAATTCTTCAACAATCCTTTGCCCTTCTTCATTCTGCCTTTCGACTTTTATCCACTCATTTGTTGACTCAAGTACCTTCCAGTCAATATCTGTATGAACATGCTTAACCACATCTTTTGCCTTGAATTCACTCATAGGTAAACACCATAAATCATTTTTAGAGTCTTCATAATGATGCATTTAGCATATAATTTCAACACCTAAATTTAATCTAAGTTATTGTTCGCTATAGCAAATTTTTTATTTTCCTACACTTTCTGCATTCTTTGATTGGGTCTTTGTTGTAATCCAATTCATGTTCCCAACAATGCCAACAGAATACTTGCTTAATGATTCGGAGCATGTGACCTCCAGAATTAATTGCCACAGCTTTATAACAGTACTGTGGCCTACCGCTACTCACTTACTTTATAAAACCACTGGATGGGCACAGTATTTTACGTTTCAGCTTTCATCTCGATTTAGGGCGGGGCATCACTCCCAATCTGGTATGTATTTCCTGCATATCCCATCCATGCGCGATGAACTGCATGGGTTGTGCATTCTTTCGTGGTGCCTAGACGTGCTTGCTTAAACAGTCTTAAGCTAATCAGCAAGCTTTAGATAATGGGTTTTAAGATTTCTGTTGCTCCAGAAATGCAAAAAGCCCATCTTTAGATGAGCTTTAATACTAGTGCTTTACTTACACTTCGAACACTATAACACGAATATGCCATACCCCGTGCGCACACTCAAGTGGTTTTTTCAAAAGTTTCAAAACTAAAGTGCGGATTACGGCTTTTAATATAAGCAAGTCCACACTTTAAATCTTGTCTAATTTGATTAACTGAAGTGTCATTACTCTGAGCAATATCTCTTAAAGAATTACCCATAACATGATGTGACCAAATTGCTGAGATCCATTCTTGTAAAATCTGGTCTTCTATTAATTGAATATCAATAATTAACCTATGGATTGCACGAGCTTCATTATCATTTAGTTGACAGCATGTCCCCTTACGGCGAATGCATAAACGATCTTTTAGATTTTCATCGCTCATATACATAGCTATTAATTTTTCTCGTTGTTTTTGAGTGATGCGTTTAGTTGGCATCGTCTTAACAATTTTTACCATAGTTTCAGTATCGCCATTAAGCCAAGCCCCGAGCTGGCGGCACCATTCCTCAAAACTATATTTAGACCAATCGACCGCTTGTAAAATGTGTTGTTGTACTGGCATATTCATTTTCATCCCACCAATTGCTCAATTTGTTTAATCGCCACACCTGCTTTCACTTGCTCTGTACTGAACCGTAAAACTGTAAAACCCATCATTGCTGCTTCATTATATTTTTCCATGTCCCCTAAATAGCCTTTGCCCCTTGTATGACGTCCACCGCTCCAGATCCCGCCCTCTACCTCAATTAAAATCTTTGTACCTGTAATCAGAAAATCTGCTCTCCATTTACGTGTTGGATGAAATTTATATTCCTGTTCAAAACCAATCTTGCATGCTCTTAAATGCGTTGCCAGCACCATTTCACCCACACTTGGTTGTCTGGCAACTTGCTTTGCTGAACGCCGCTTTTTATTTTTCTTTATCGGAAATAACTTGCGGTATTCAGCAATGCTGACTGATGACATCAAGCACCACCTTTCAGCAAATGGTCCAATTGATTAGCAAAGCAGTTATAAACTCGCGCTTTATCCTGATCACCTAAAAGGCTGGATGAATGAGCATCTTGTTTATACTTCTGAGCCAGTTTTTCAATTGACTCCCTTAGTTCAACCAGAGTGCTTTGCTTTTTACCGCTGAGTGGTTCAATTGAGCGCGATACGTGGTCAGCCATTTCTTTTTCCATATGATCGAAGTAACTTTGACGTGCTAAATCTCTCGACTTGATTAGCTCTGGTGAAATAAGCTTTTCCATTTCACGGCGTTGCGCTTCAATCCATTTACTGTCCATTATTTAAGCCCTCTACATTTAAAATCGCGCTCTGCAATTCATTCATCTTTTGAGTTATCAAAGCGCCTGTTCTTGGATACTTATTTCTTAATCCTCCATTCAGCATGAAATAACGCCTCATGTAAGCCTTTGCTTCTGGAAGACCACCATACGAATTAATTAATTGCTCAGCTTCACAGTGGTTGCATTTATGCATTTTCACTATCCCCGTATATTGATTCGTAATCGCGGATGTATCGCTTTAAATCTTTTATGTGCTTGTCTCTTTTGAATGGAGCTTCAAAGTAAAGCTTCTTGCATCTTTCAATGCCGCCCCATCTGCTTACATAACCCAAAGACTCCACCAGACGCTTGAGTTCAGAAAGGTCTACAAAATACTTTTCTCGATCAGCCTTGCTAATCTCTACACTTTGACCACATTGGAACTCGAAACCTTCATTCCATTCAGTTGCGTTAGAAGGTGCTGAATCTACGATTTCCTTCGCGTATTGCAGTCCTTTATCTCTAATCAATTTAGATGCTTTCATGCATTCGCCCCATCAATTAGCTGAAGAATATTTCTAGGGATTGGCATACCCTCCCGACGGCACATCTCTGCGTATTCGTGTGGATTATCGAAAGGATCAGGGCCCAACTCTTTTATAAGCTCAGGCTCTTTTTCTTTTGCCTCAAGTTTTTGAACTGGTGCAGGTTTACGACCATTGATTTTTAATCTTTCCATCAATGATTTGAGATGCTTTTGAGCCTCGTCATTGCTCACAGGAACGTGTTTAGGTTCTTTGTGTTCTAGTTGTAGCGGTGGAGCGTAAAACTCTTGCTGACGACCTTTCAATTGAGCTTTAGCCACCATCACGTTGTAGGTTCCGAAGAAATTATCTTGAGCTGCTCGCATTTGGCCGGCTTCGATCAAATACATCACTTCGTCTAATGCATATTTTGTAATTTGTGTAATAACCACGGTACTGTCAGTCGTAAACTTACATGCACGTGACCAAGCTTCCTCTGGAGACATCCAACTTTCACCAATACACCAGGTGCGAAACTCAGCAAATGACGGCATAAAACGTCCACCTGCTGTAAGTAATCGAGCAAGTGCGTTGTTAAATTGGTTTTGTTGAACGCCAACCAGTGTTTTAAGTGCGATTTGCTCAACCACTGACAGAGGAATTGCACTTTCGCCTGTTGCTGGAAATTGCTTATTGAACTGAGCAGCGTAAACAGTGCGAAGAGAAGCGATTAATTGACGCACTTCGTTCAAGGTAATCTCATGCATGACCTACCTCCTCAATCATTGGAAACTTTTTTGCTGGGGTTACATCCACGATTTGAGATTCGCTCTGTTCTTCAAAAAGATTAGCGAAGTAACCCGACTCTTGTGGTTTTTGACCGGTTGAAGTGATTTGCTCTTGTTTCTTGCGGTTTGCAGCAACTTGTTTCTCGTTGTTTTGAACCCAAGAGAACCACTTAACCAACCAGATGCTTGGTGTATTCAACGAACTTGATTCGTTTGCAAAGTACCAGTCACCGAAATTTTGAATCATGGTTCTCAAGTCGATTTCAGGTACCGAAACAAATCTTTGTTGAGCAAGTGAAATGAAATCGTATTGAAACTCGCTGTATTCAGAAATGAATTCACGCATTGAGTAACGCTTGTGATCATCGATCTGATACTGAGCAAATTGAATTGGAGTTAATTGCGAATTTTCTCCACGCGTATTACTACTACTATCAATAATTGGTTCTTGGTTTATGGTTAATGGTTTATGGTTATTGGTTGGTTGCACATCCGTTTGTTCTTCGTTTAACAGATTTTCAACGACCGTTGAATTTTCGTTAGACGCTTGATCATCTTTTGATGAATCACTGTTGGACGAGCCTTTCTTTTTCGCTGCACGTTTTGCAGCAGACGCCTTACCAGCCTCACTCGCTTGTTTCTTTTTCCCGTGATATTCAGCAATTTCTCGTTCACAACGATTATTGCGATAAACACCTTCTTCAAGAATGAAAAACTCATCAAGTACATATTTGAGAGCTTCTTTTTGCTCTTCGGTAGTACATTGCAAACGACGTGCTAGACGATCAATGCTTGATGCATCAATCGCCTTCTCCGTGTCGTAATACATGTCTAATAAGTCGCGGTAAATCGCACGCTCAATTAAACTGAGGTGGCGAGTCGCATTGTTAAAGTCACCAATATGGTGTTGGTAATAATTCATGCGGCCCCCTTAATTTGTTGCGTAATAAATGGATTATTTGCTCTGGCGATGGCAGCCATTGGATATGGAGAAACGGAGTTACCAACCATAAAGACTTGATCTTTTTTAGATAGAGGCTTTCCATCGCTCCCGTATTCAATTACGTATGAATCTGGAAACCCCTGCGCTCTAAAAAGTTCACGTGGTTTAAGCATGCGTATGCAGATATCAACAATTGCCCAAGGTTCACCTTTGATCCAAACAGTAACTAGGGCTAAACGATCTTTAGTAGTGATCGTATCCATTGGCTCAGTGATACTTCTTGCGTCTCCATTGCCGTAGTAGTTAATTAAAAATGCAGCAACACGAAGAGCGCCCTTATAGTTATCTTTGCTCAACTTGGCAGTAACTAATCCATGATGCCCACCTTTCACTTGTGCACATATGGTTGATAGAGGCTCATCAATTGACCAATTCCGCTGTTGAGAAGCGTTTGCAAACTCTGTAATAAACGGAACAAGGATTGGACTTATTAAAGAACTATGTCCGCCATAACCTGCTGTAGTTGTTGCTAATGGTTCACGTATGTCATGACCAAAACTTGTACGGAAATCACGGCCAATAAAAGGTGTGGCAGAATTAACAAAAAATGGCTCTTTAGTTTCAATGACATATTTTTGAATACCTTTAGCTATGCGTTTTAGAGTTGCATCAGCTAGAGGACCTTGCGGCCTATCAAAAATAGAATTTCCTAAATCTGAAAAATCAACACATTCAACTGTTGAGCGCCATTTTTTTAAATTACCCTTAGGTTTCTTTGAGAAGTATTTTTCTGGCCATACTATTGGTTGCCCATCACAGCGGGCAATGAGAAATAATCGCTCACGTTTTGTTGGCGCTCCGAAGTCAGCAGCAATAATATTTTTTTGCCACTCAACTTCATAACCAAGTTGTTCAAGACTACGGACAAAGTGTTTCCAAGTTTTACCTTTCTTCTTGGGGTTTGGTACTAAGAATTGATTGTGGCGAGGAACTCGCTCACCAGGCTCTGCAATTCGATTTACCTTTTTGCCATTAATATTAATTTTATCGAGAGTAATGACTCTGCCTGTTGCTTTGTCTCGTTTTGCAATTAAAGGTCCCCATCCTAAGATCTGCTTAACATTTTCTAAACTGATCACATCAGGTTTAACTTTGCCTGCAAACTTAAGAACAACCCAAGAAAGGTCACGTATTTCTTTTTTACGTGGTTGTCCGCCAGCAGCTTGCGAATGATGTGTGCAGTCTGGGCTTGCATGAAACCAACCGACTTGATGACCATCACAAATATCAATTGGATCTACTGCAAATACATCTTGAACATAATGCTTTGCATGGGGATGATTAGCCTCATGCATAGAAATTGCTTTTGGATTATGGTTTACAGCAACATAAACAGGCCTGTTTAACCCCATCTCTAATCCAGTGCTTGCACCACCACCGCCAGCAAAGAAATCTACGATGATTTTTTCAGAAAAATTTAAGTCGAATTGAGTTCTAAAAGAACGAGCAGCATCAACAAATGTATTCATGCTTCACCGCCTTCTTTAATCTGAATGTATGTGCTACCCAAGAAGCGAATACGATCAGCACGGCTAAGGCTTCTAATAATTTCCTCAGCATGGTTGTACGTAATACGATGCTGACGCACTAAAACCTCTTTAAATTCATCTCGCTTTACAGCTGCATTTTTAGTATCAGCTTTGATTCGCTCTAGGTTTTCTTCACACTTTTTGATTAATGCTTTAAGTGTGTGGAGAGCCGGTTCAAACCAGCTCTGGATTATTTGTTCTTGATTTGATAGATTATTCGTGTTCATTTGATCCACCTCATTTGAATGCCTAGAAGCCTGATCTCGACCATCAGGCTTTTTTAATTTCTAGAATTTGGGATTCTGGGTTTACCCCGATCTTCCCTAGTAATCCTAAACGCTCCCTTTTCTTCCTATTTTTTTCAGCTCTTTCAAGCATTAAGCTAACCTCATGATATTCACCCATAATGGCTTTCTCTAAGAGGATTACGGCTTGATGCGCATAATCTTTACCTCGGACATCCGAGATCAATCTCAAACGCTCCATCATGTCAGGGAGCATCTTCAAACGAAGATCTTCTTTTTCAAGGCTCATGAAACTCTCTTAAATGGTAGTGTTGGTTCTTGTTCAAGCAGCTTAAAAGCAGCAGCTTCAGGCACAAATTCACCCCACTGGTAAACTGCTTGACGGCTAATTTTTAAGATTTTTGCGATTTTTGGCGCATTGAACCGAGCCAAAACATCTGATGTTTTCATCTCAATTCGCATATTAATTCCTAACTTCAACTTTACTTTGTCAAGTCTACTTTACGAATAAATGTTTAGCAAGCTTTGCAAATGAAAAGTTAAGATTTCTTTACATTTTACATATGGCAATAGCCATGAGATTTACACTATGAGCACTCTACAAGAGCGAATGTCTTTAGCTATAAAACACTATGAGTCTGAAACAGGTAAAAGATTCAAGAATACTGATTTAGCTAGATTTGCAGGCGTTAGTAGAGCTAATGTCGGGCTATGGGTAAATGGGCCAACACAAGAACTTGAAGGCTCAAATTTAGTAAAAGCTGCCGAGTTTTTGGGGGTTTCTAAAGATTGGCTTGCTGGTCAAAGCAACAAAATGGATGCTACAAAAATTGATAATAATGTCTCCAAGAAAGTAGCAAAATTAGCACCTGTTCTTTCATGGGTTCAAGCTGGAACTTTTACCAATGTGCAATCAGTTGATCTATCAATGGTTGAAGAGTGGCTCCCTTTACCTGATGAATGCACTAATTGTTTTTATCTAAAAGTTCAAGGCGTTAGTAATCAACCTGACTTTCTAGAGGGTGATTACATTCTTGTTGACCCAGATGTTTACTACAGTGACATGCAATCTGGCGATATGGTTGTGGTCCGAAGATTTGAAGATGCAACTTTTAAAAAGCTTGTTATTGAGACAGATGGATCTCGTTATCTACAGGCTCTAAATCCTAAATTTGAACCAAATATCATTCCTTTGGATGAGCATTGTTATTTCGTAGGTCAAGTGGTTGACTGCATGCGATATACATATAGAGCAAAAAGAAGAACTAGACCAAATTGATAAAAAACGTGGCCCGACGCAGAATTTTAGAATTGATCGGGGAAATTATTATAGATTATTGAGGGAATTCAAATGAGTATAACTGTCTTACCTAGCACTGCATACATAACTTCTCATGAGTTAATTAGTGGTGGGGTGATGGGAGCAACAAGAAAAGCTAGTATTGAATGGGATGATGGGTCATTGCGTAAGTGCTACGTAAAGGTGTATCCAAAACAGGACAGGATAAGAAAAATATTCAATGAATTGACTGGATTTTTAATAGGTAATGCTTTGGGTATATTTCAGCCTGATAGTGCTGCCCTAATGCCATTAAACCAATTGTTTTATGCTGATTATGGGCTAAATACTGCTAATGAAGAATCTGAGACCTGGGCATGGGTTACTTCTGAATGTGGGCAAAGCGTATCTGGAATCTTTCAACTTAATAAATCCCAAGCTTCTCTAGAGAGAAATATTGAAGACACAAAAAATAAATATATTAATGCAATTTCATTAATATGTGATCAAAAAAATATTCCTCAAATAATCGCTTTTGATGATTTCATTGCAAATGATGACCGGAATATTGGAAATCTAGTGATGACAGGAAATGGCAACATGGGAGTAATAGATCATGGAGAAATTCTAGGTAGAATAGATTGGATAAAAAATCTAACTCAGCTTGACAAAAGTCAATTTTTCTTCAATAAATTGCTTTATATTCTCGATCAGCATAATGCTATTAAGCAGCAAACAACTTTTACAGTTAAAAGTAAAGCAGTAGAAGCTATTGGTGAGCACGAGCAAGCTTTTATTTCTATACAAAAGCAATTACTCACCTGGTGGAAAAATATTCTTGAAATTTCAGACATACCTGAAACTGATCATCCAAGATACTTGGATCATTTATTTGATTTTTTGCACTACCGTTGCCAACAACCTAGTGCACTATTTGCCAATCGAATAGGACTGGTGGCTTAAATGTCTTTACTTGAACGTCTATCTAAAGCAAAAACAACACCTTTATTAACTGGTGAATGGATGACAATAAAGTGGACGCCAGATCCAACAACACGCGAGTGTTTTAATCTTGGTGTTGTATTGAAAACAGAAAATGAGATTTTTGTTCGCACTATTGATGGTGATAGCTTTAATAGATTCTCATGTATGTTTGGTGAGGAGATGAAATTTCATGCCCAACGCATTACAAAACTTGCAGAATCATGGGCTAATGAAGGCTGCCTAGAATTATCAAGTCAATTGATTTTTGATAATCATGGGTTTATTCGAGGCAAAAGCGGAAGTCAGCTTATTGATCATTTATTTGATATAGCTGTTCCTTTGGGTCGTCCTATTATTGCTAAAAAAAGAAAAAACTCAGGATTTAATGCTTTTAACTTTCAACAGCTCAGTAATAGTTTATTGGATGAATTAAAGCGGCAAGATCATGATGGATTTAGCTTTAATAAACTTATACCAAGCTCTCGCTATATTGAAATCAATAATCAAAATATTCATGCTCCTTTAAGACCTGTAGATAGTGATGCTGTTGGTAATTGGGCAAGTGTTGTATTTTCTGATCCAGCAAGAATTAGAATTGATTACTTACAAGCGATCAATGATTTAAGAACAGCATCAGATCACTTAAAAAAGAAACCATATCTATTTATTTTAAAACCTGATAGCGACAATCTGGAGCACTTAACACCATATAGAATCGAACAGATCGATGAGATTGTTGACAAATTAGATAGTACATTGAAGCCACAAGGTATTGAGTTGTACAGCTCAACATCTCTAGAAGGTCTGGCAAGTGAGATATATGGGTGGGAAAAAGAAGTAGCCTAACCATTTCAATACTATACCTAACCCACCACCACGGTGGGTTTTCTTTTTTATCAAAATAAAATGTTTAGTTTAGTTTAGTTTACATTATTTTGTAAATCACACTTTACATATTTAATTTTGTAAAGTAATCTTTACCTCGTAGACTATAAAAAAGCACACCGACTCTTCTACCTTCCGATGTGCTTTTGCAAAACTGCGAGATTAATTATGAACGTAAAAGCTACCCCTTTCAACTCATTTGCATTTGTCAGCATGGCTGCTCTTGCAATCTCTGGTGGTTCTTTAGTTGCTTGCCAGCTACAACCAGCTTTCCAAACAAAACACGCACCTACTCTTTTTACACCTAAAACTCAACCAAGTACTTACGGTGTGTTAACCGCAAAAATCACAGGTAAACATTCTGGCGTTGCCGTCATCAAATTAGATAGCTTCCGTTTAAATGTGAGCTTTGATTTTGAAGCCCATCCTGACAGCTACGGCGTTCCGGGTTCTGAATTCACCGCTGTTGATATTACACAACTCACAGTAAATGAAATCACTGATGTTAATGGTAAGTCATATAACGATTTCACCGAATTTGAAGACATCCGCAACATCAATGGCCTTCTAAAAGGCTTCATCGAACGTAACAAGTTGGTGGAGGCTTAAAGATGACTAATTTCAAAAAACACCCTGACGGCTACAAGTCTTATTTGGGTCGTGATGATAAGGGCCTCTACTCTGTTCGCATTGGCTGGCAAGTGTACGCATCTAATGCTAATGGCTCAGTTCTTTACAAAGTTAAAGACGGAGTTAAGACGCCTTTAAATGTGTCTAAGTTCCAAACTGAATATCCGAAAGTTTGGAATGAACTCACACAAGAAATCGATTTTCAACGCAGAAAGCAGCTCGCTATAAAACTGCGTGAAACAAATATCCCTACTTATGACCGCAAAAACTATAAGCGTTCTCGCGGCTTCACCGGCTCTAGATGAGGATAAGAAAAATGACAACTGAAAACTCAAAAGACAACTTGCATATTTGGAATGCAGTTAAGCAAACGCCTACCAATTTTCTTAAAAAAATTGAGTTTGGTTATTTAAAAGGTAAATCAGATATTAACCCTCAATGGCGATTAATGGCTATGACTCAGGCCTTTGGTCCCGTTGGTCATGGCTGGACTTATAGACATGTACGTTTATGGTCTGAAACTGCTCCAGATGGAACCATTATGGCTTTTGCTGAAGTAGCAGTAAAAACCAAGATTGATGGTGTTTGGGGTGAGGAATTTTTCGGCAACGGCGGTTCAGCAATTGTTGAAGTTCAAAAGGGCAAATTAGTAGCGATTGATGAAGGTTATAAAAAGGCCGTTACTGATGCTCTTGGTGTAGCGTTTAAAGCTATTGGTGTGGCAGCTGATGTCTACCTCGGTAATTTTGATGGAAGTAAATATCTATACAACTATGACTATGCCTATCTAGAGCAAAATGCCTCTACCCCAGCAGGTCAAAATACAAATCAAAATAATCAGACAATCGCTCAGGGTGGTAACCAGAAGCCGCCTCGTACTCAGGACCAACTATATCAAGATGCATTAAAAGCAATTAAAGATGCACCAGACACCAACATCTTAAATGCTGCGATTAAGAAGTTTAAAGGTACTACGTATGAGGCGGGTATCAATAGAGCATGCCAAGCACGTGCCGATCAGATGGGTTGGGCACCTAAAAACAATCCTCAGCAAGTTCAGCAACAACAGTCGTTACATCACTAAAAGGAGAGCTATTTATGTCTAACTTACTAACTGCAGCTGAAGCATTTGCAGCTCTTCAAAACGGTAAAACTGTTCTATGTCGTCCAGCCGGAGACATGTTGGACTTTGCCGATTTAGATCAATTCCCCGCTTCTGTTTTTGGCAAACCGGGTTTTGAATTCTGCATCAAAATCGAAACTATTGAACTGGCTGGCATTACATTCACAAAGCCATTAACTATTGATGAGTATGAAGACGGTCAGGAAGTTTTTGTAATCAGTACATATTCACCTACGGTCTATGTTTTAGATTTCAAAACTAACGCATTAATTGATTCTATTAACAGTGGCTTCGTTCAACGTGATGCAGAAAACGCCAAGCTTCAATTAAAAGCTTTTTCAAAAGCACTAGGTATTGAAATCAACAATGATTTAAGTGTTATTCGTCTTGGTGAGGAACCTAAAAAACAGAGAGGCAAAAAATCAAAAGCTGAGCCAGTGGCAAAAGTAATACCTTCTGAAGTTTTCCCTGCAGATAAACAGCCAGCGATTGTTATTACAGAACAAACTAATGTCACAGCTTCCGAGGATCTATTAACTCCAGTATCTAATGAACTTGAATCAGATCCAGAATATCAGAAGACATTAGATACCCTTCTCCAGCGTGTTAAAGAGTCAAAAACACCAGCTGAGGTAAATGCTGTTTATCGATACACCCGTACATGGTCAGATAAACAAATGGATCCTCTACTCAAAGCTACTCACAAGCGTTTGACTGAGCTTGCAGATGAAAAGCCTGTAGAGAGTGAACCACCTTCACTAATGGTCCAGATCCAAAACGCGCCCGACCTCACAACATTGGATGCTTTGGAAATAGATGTGGCCGCACGAGATCCACAGATTCAATCACGACTCATGGACTTTGTTAAGAAACGCCGCTTTGAGTTACAAAATGCGGCATCAAACGAACCTGATTATTTACTGGAGGAACCTTTCTAATGTCAAAACAAACTACTCCAGAGTTTCTTTTCGAGCCAAAGCTGCTACCAATGCAGCTTTTCGAGAAGTTCATTGTGTTCAACGTAAATGCCGGGTATCGCGGGAAAGGCACACCGCACGGCGTGAACTTAATTAAAGGTAATAAAGGCACCCTTTCAGTAAGCAACGAAGGTGTGATGAACAAAGCAGCTCAAGAGCGATACAAACTAATGCTTTTGAAATATTTCAAAGAAGGTCGCTCTGCAATGGATGAGCTGGACCATGAAGTTAAACGTATTTATAGAATGGTGGCGTGAATGCTAAAAGATTTGAGAAATCTATCTGATGCAGAGCAACAAGAATATTTGGATCGCTTCATAATGGCTAATGAAGAACAGAAGTTTCCTCAAGAGGTTGTAGCACTTTATTTAGATTGCTCGCCTTGGACATTAGCTAGAATGCGTTGTGATCAATCATCACTGCCTTTCTCGAAAATTGGGAGACGTGTTTCATATAAAAAGAAAGACGTTTTGAAATATGAGCAAAGCAAGACTGTGCTTAATACAGCACAGCTTGCAACAGTTTAAGGCGGTTAAACCGCCTTTATTTCTTTTAATCTTTCTGCCCAAACAGATTGGTAATTAAAGCAATCAATCTTGCCTTGATACACCGCTTCAATCATGTTCATTGAAGCTCTTAATTCCTCATCTGGAATTTGAACATATCCACCTGTCACATCAATTCTTGGTTTAGCCGTGTGATTAAGAAGTCTTTTTGTCACATAAATATTAAATCTTAAAAGGTTGCATATAGTGGCAAATGTACGGCGGAAATCATGCATTGAAACGTAATAGTCAACTTCTTTACCCACTCTATTCAATAATGTATCTACCTTAGTCGCATGCATATTCCACGAAGTAGGCATCTTAGTAGCTGGGAAAACCCAATCGTTTTCTCTTAATAACCAACGTTCACGCAAAATACTGTGTAGATGATCACCAATAGGAAAAGTATGATCTGAACCATTTTTGGTATCTCTAAAAGTTAAGGTACCATTTTTAATATCTACATCAGACCACTTTAGACAACATGCCTCCTGTTTACGGCATCCCGTATACATGCACATCAATACGATATCCCGATGCGTGTTTGACCTAGCAGTATTTTCCAGATTTAACTCATCTTCATAATGAAGCACTGCATTGTAATATTTGTGAATGATGTCTTTATGGAGATGTCTATCCCTACTTGCTATTTTATTCCAACCTCTTGTTACGGAAATAATGTCAACTGGATTACTTTTAAGAATCGGGTTCTCATCTGTTGAATAAAGAACATGAATATACTTCCATAAGGTACCTAAAAGAGATACAGCACCATTTGCTGACGACTCACTTACTTCTGATACCTCAATAAATCGATCCAGTACTTCTTGCTTAGATATCTGGAAAAGCTTTTTGTTGCCCCACCCCAAATATAAATCAAAGTACTTACGGTACTGCCTAATTGTTTTTGGCCTAAAGTCATTTCTATCAATATAAATTTGAAGAGCTTCATTCACTGTAATATCTAAAGGATTAGCAACATTCTTTAATTTGATAGGCTTTTCATATTCATTGTTTGAAATTTTCGCCAGAATCATCTGAGCTTTTGCTCGAGCATTTGTTGCAGGAATATCGGTAGTTTTACCAATTGTCACTCGATAGAGTTCACCTTCATGCCTCCTTTCAACAATATAGGTTTTACTTTTATTAGTTACCCGAACAGCAAAACCGATCAGTTCTGCATCTCTATATATTTTTTGACCTTTTTCAGTTAATGGAATAGCATCAACAGTAGATTTGTTGAGTTTCAT